GCCAAACTTTCTACGTTTTGCTGGACGATTTACAGCTGGTAGAGGAATCTGTTTCCTCTTCCCGAACCCTCTCTTCTTTAGCATTCGTGCCATCAGTTCGTATGCTATACTCGATCTTCCCGTTACTTTCTTCGCGTATGCTATCAGTGCAGCAGGGATTGAGTACTTTGAATTTAGATACCCGAGTCTTCCTGCGTAGTTTACTGCCTTCCAAAGGGTTGGTCTGCTTCTTACGGAAGCTAAAAATTGCCAAAATTTGTTTGATCGATAGAGTGTTGATGGTAACCCAGGAGCTGTGCCAGGCGGAGCTTGAGGTCGGAGTGGAAAGTTTTCCATTTTGGAATAATGAGACACAGTAGAATCTATAACCTTGTGACACGATCACAGGTTATAAATAGGTGGGGTTTAGTATTACCCCCACCTATGCACATTGATCAGATTTACTTTCAATGGCATTGTCGACAAACTGGTGCTTTACACTTAACAACCCACGAGATCACGAAGGAGTTCTTCTCAGATCCCTGGTTGAGGACGAGGCAGACGTATCTTACATTGTATACCAGCTTGAGGAGGGAGAGGAAACTGGCACTCCTCATTTTCAAGGCTATATCCAACTCAAATCCCGTAAACGTTGCGCCCAGGTTAGTCGAGTGCTTGGAGGACGAGCTAATGTCAGGCGGGCAGCTGGAACAGCTGAGCAGAACAAGGCGTATTGTACCAAACTTGATACGAGAAAGGAAGGTCCATTTGAATTCGGTGAGATGACTACCAAAGGTAAACGCAAAGATATTGAAGCGTTTGTTGCAGAAATGAAGGAAAACGTCATGAGTGATGCAGAAATATTGGAACGTCATCCAAATATACTTGCTAAATATCCTCGCTTTGTGTCTACATCTAGACGAATCCTTGCGGAGTCCAACCTCGCCGACCCGCCGCTTGCCGCGCGGTCAGGTTGGCAGGAGTCATTGCTCGGACTCCTTCTTGCTATCCCTGATCCTAGAAAAATCCACTGGTATTATGACGAAGTTGGAGGATCTGGAAAAAGCCTTTTTTGCAGACGATTCCGATGCGTCGACGGACGTAGAGCCTACGTCTGTACTGGAGGGAAGCATGCCGACATCCAGTACGGTTTTGCACGACAGCCCATCGTGTTCTTCGATTGGCCAAGATCAGGGGAAGAAGCGTTTCCGTACGGAGTAGTGGAAAACTTTAAAAACGGCTATTTTCTCAACACTAAATATGAATCCACCCCTGTGTATTTCGACACACCTCACGTTATTGTGTTTAGTAACTTTTATCCTGATAAGAAAAAACTATCTCTGGATCGATGGGATATTCATGTTATCGATAATTCTTTATTATAATAAAAAAATTTGTATACGGAGCCCCGAAGGGCGCGATACTGCCCGGCCTTATCTGAAAAGTTAAAGGGATCTGCGAAGCAGGCCCTTTGCGAACGCCGCAGGCGGCTCTGAACGAACGAAGTGAGTGAAGCCCATGCGGAGCATCTAGTCTACGGCTTGGTATGCCCATTGTGCTTGAAGACCAGGCATGTCGTCCATCTTGACTGCGTATGATTTAGACCATTCTAGATCGAATATGGATGCAACAGTTGTATCTCCGTTGAATGTTGGGTTAGCGACTAGGATGATATCCTTGGTTAATCCTTTCGTAGCGTAGCGACTTATTTCAATAGAATTGTTGACGAATTTCTTCCTAGTAAAGAAAGTGTAATTAGTAATGCTTCCTGGTACAGTTAAAACACGAGTTTTTTTAATAATCTTCCAGTATCTCCCAAATCCAGGCGCTTGGTACGGCGTAGAGCCAGATTGGCTGACGGATAATTTAGTGAAACCTAGGGTTTGATCGGTCTGAGCGTTAAGTGCTAGACAATTGATCCATGCGGCTCTGGCTGTGGAGAATGTTGAGTCTATAATGTGAGCAGCAGCAACACATTCATAAATATCTATATACATGTTGTAAGCCATTTGATTCTTGATGCTGAATGTACATGATGCACCCAATAATTTATATTTCACATCCTTCAACGGAGTAGCGGTAGCAGTCGTTCCAGCAGCAACGGTACTAACTGATTTCTGTTGGATTAGATTCGTAACGAATCGTAAGGGACCTGTGGCACTGTTTCCGACGGCACTCAATTGTAAATTAATGTCACCAGCTACAGCGTTGGTGCCAGCAAGTTGTTGGAATTGAACACCTGCAGTTCCGGTTATGGTTAAATCCGTGTCATGTGCTTCTTGAAGGAAATGTGTCTTGTCGTTCTGGTCCGTAGCTTTATGGACCTTCTTTACGAAAGATTTCCATTTCTTCTGACGTTTAGTTAAACGTTTCTTTCCGCCAGTTTGTCTAAAATCTGATTGTGTTGTAATGGGACCATTACCGCCAAACTTTCTACGTTTTGCTGGACGATTTACAGCTGGTAGAGGAATCTGTTTCCTCTTCCCGAACCCTCTCTTCTTTAGCATTCGTGCCATCAGTTCGTATGCTATACTCGATCTTCCCGT